GGAAATGCAAAATATCAATATGACCGCTACAACGACAGATTCCTTTATGTCCCACTCTGTGGTGACACTGCAGGTTGCTGTGTAAGAACAGATAACACCAAGGAGCCTTGGTACTCACCAGCAGGATATGATCGTGGTCGTATCAACAATATAGTAAAACTAGTATGGAACCCATCAAAGACCTACAGAGATAACTTATATAAGAATAATATCAATCCTGTAGTATCTTTCCAAGGTTCAGGTGCAATTCTCTTCGGTGATAAGACTCTACAAAGCAAGCCAAGCGCATTTGATAGAATCAATGTTCGCAGACTATTCAATGTTCTAGAGAAGACAGTTGCTACAGCAGCTAAGTTCCAACTCTTTGAATTCAACGATGCATTCACAAGAGCACAATTTAGACAATTAGTTGAGCCTTTCCTTCGTGAAGTTCAAGGTAAGCGTGGTGTAAGTTCATATGCAGTAGTATGTGACGAATCAAACAATCCTGCTAGCGTAATTGATCAAAACCAATTCGTAGCAGATATCTTTGTTGCACCAGCAAGAAGCATCAACTTCATCCGTCTAAACTTCGTTGCTACCCCAACCGGAGTAACTTTCGCAGAATTCGGTGGATAATTACAAAAATAAAGATAAATAAAAGAGGAATCAAGGAGCAAAATAAATGGCAGACTCATCAATCAATTCATTCATGTCAGCCTTCGACGGCGGTTCAAGACCAAATCTTTATTCAGTAACATTGGCTTGTCCAATCGGTCCACTACCACAATTACAATTTTTCTGCAAGGCAGCAACACTACCTTCATCAATTCTTGGTGAAGTAAATGTTCCATACCTCGGTCGTATGGCAAAGTATCCTGGTGATCGTCAATTCGAAGATTGGACAATTGACATTATCAACGATCAAGGCATGTCTTTAAGAAATGTTTTCGAATATTGGAATGAATTGTTCAACTCATATGCAGGTAACACCACAAGTTTCCCAAATCCTCGTGGTGCTTTCGGTTCTGCAACAGTTGCACAACTTTCTAGAAATTACCAAGTAGTCAAATGGTATCAATTCTTCGATCTTTGGCCAGAAAACATTGCATCTGTTCAATTAGGTTACGACCAAAATGATACTGTTTCTGATTTCCAAGTAACATTCAAATATTCATACTTCGTAACAAGTTCATCTCCATTCCAAGTAAACGGTGCAACAGGCGTAGGTGCAATTGGACCAGGCGCAGTAGCAGGTGCAGGAGCAGCAGGATTCGGTATCCCCGGATTCGGTGGTTTTGGTACTGGCGTTGGAGTAGGTGTAGGTGGAAATGGCACAGGTGTAGCAGTGGGTGTTGGTGGATCCGGCAGTGGTGTTGGTGTTGCAACTGGTGGCGGAAACACTTCAATCGGATTCGGCATAAATACAGGGTCAACAAGCTTCGGATTTGGTATCAGTCGCTAAGTTACTCGGTATTTTTAAATAAGGATTTTTATTATGGCATTTGAGCTATTTGGATTTACATTTGGTAAAAAAGATAAGGAACCTGAGAAAGTAGAGTCCTTTGTACCCAAGAATTTTGACGACGGTGCATCCGTTGTTGAAGCAGGTGGGTTTCAAGGATTTTACATTGACTTGGATGGCACTTTAAAAGCAGATGTTGATCTAGTTAGAAAATACCGTGAAATGAGCCTTCATGCTGAACTCGATCAAGCAATCGATGATATTGTCAATGAAGCAATAACTGAAGATGCTAAGGGATCAATTGTTGAACTTGATCTTGATAAAGTTCAAGTACCAGAAGAAATTAAACAAATTATAAATGAAGAGTTTGGAAAAATTCTTCAATTATTAAACTTCAATAAGAAAGCACATGAACTTTTCCGTAAATGGTATATTGATGGTAGATTGTACTTCCATCACATATTAAACGATGATCCAACTGAAGGATTAAAAGAAGTTCGTGTTATTGATCCTCTTTTGATTAAGAAGATTCGTGAAGTAAAAAGAAATACAAAACTTGGAAATGTCCCTATCATAGAAGATGTTAGAGAATATTATGTTTTCTCAAACTATGAAAAATTAAATCCATATGATACAAAGGGATTGAAGATATCAACAGATTCAATCAATTATGTGAATTCTGGTTTATATGATTATTCAAGTAAGAGAATCATTGGTTATCTACACAAAGCAATTAAACCACTCAATCAATTGAGAATGGTTGAAGATGCTACGGTCATCTATCGTTGGTCGCGTGCTCCAGAGCGTAGAGTTTTCTATATCGATGTCGGTTCTCTACCAAAGAACAAAGCAGAGCAATACATGCGCGATCAGATGAATCGTTTCCGTAATAAACTTGTTTACGATGCAAATACCGGAGAACTCCGTGATGATCGTAAACACATGAGCATGTTGGAAGACTATTGGCTACCTCGTAGAGAGGGTGGTCGTGGTACTGAAATCTCAACTCTGCCAGGTGGTCAAAACCTTGGAGAGATGGCAGATGTTATGTACTTCCAAAAGAAACTATTGAAAGCACTCAACATTCCAGAGTCTCGTATTGAAGCAAATACAGGATTCAATATGGGTCGTGCTTCAGAAATTTCAAGAGATGAATTGAAGTTTGCTAAATTCATAAACAAATTAAGAATGAAATTTAGTGAAATGTTCTTAAATTTCTTAAGAGTACAATTATTATCCCGTCAAGTCATGAGTCAGCAAGACTGGGATCAAATTTATCAGAAGATTAATTTCAAATATGCTACTGATTCATATTTTGCAGAATCAAAGCAAGCAGAAATTCTTCGTGATCGTATCGCTATTCTTCGTGATGCTGCAGACTATTCAGGTAAGTTCTATTCAGATAGATGGCTAAGAAAGAATCTTCTCCGTCAAACTGATCTTGAAATTCAACAAATAGATTCTGAAATACAAGAAGAACAAGTACAACAATTAGAAAAGCAACAAGAAGCAGCACAGGCAGCAATGATGCAAAGTGGTTCTATGCAACAACCAGAGGCAACACCTGAAGGTGAAGTAGGTGGAGAAGGTAGCATAAATACCCAAGCACCAGTAACTGAACCAACAGGAGGTAAGACATTCGATGCCAGCAGCCTATTATGATATTATAGCAGACGAAGGAGCAACCTTCAGATTAAAATTAAAGTTTATGGACACAAATAAAAAGTCCATAGATTTATTAAATCCTCCAGTAAGTGTTATTGATGGATTTGAAGATAAATTTCCAAAAGATTCAGATGATAATGTTTTACCATTCAAAGCATATGTTCGTATGCAAGTAAGAGATAGCGTTGATGGTGATTTGATTCCAGCGGATTTAAATGACTTAACAAATGGTCAAGATAGTTCACTTTGGGGTCAAAGTAATTTAACATATCCAAATATTAAAATAACTTTAACGGATGGTGGAACAGCAGGAACAGATCCAAACATAATCATTACAATTGATGCAAGAGTCATGGCTGCTGTAAATTATGGCAATTATCTCTATGACATTGAAGTAATATTTTCACAGGACATAATTGACCATCCAAGTGCAGTTGTTTATAGATTCTTACAAGGAAGATTTGTTATAACACCAAATATTACGAGGTAATTATGTCATTCCAATTCCTCGTAGAGGTTGACAGAGCAACACCAAAGTATGCATCAAGATTAATACAAAATTCTGATGTAGTATCAATATACCCAACAAGATCAGAAGAAATTGTTTTGGCTGGTGATCATCGTGATGATGTTTACAAATACTTTTTAAGAAAATGTACAGAACTTGATTGTACGCAATTCTATTCAACAGGATTAGCGACGGGTGCTGTATCTTTATGTCAAGAGTGTGAAGAATTTATTCCTAGAGGTAGAGGTGGTGGTGTTGGTAGTGGTATACCATGCCAAGGATATTCAAGAATAGAAAATTTTGGATCACTAGAAGATAACCAAAATTTAAGAGTCACAAATGGTTCAAGTGCAGAAGAAGCATTAAGTAAAGCAGAAAGTTATAACACTTGGAAAAATTCATCAACAACAAACAGATTAGTTGCAAATAGTGGTAGTTGGTTGGGAATAGATGAATGTGTTGGTGGCATTTGGCAATGTGCAGTAAATTGTGCAACAGGAAATACAACTGCTTGTTGGTCAATAGAAGTAGAATTAGATGTATTTGGTACTATTTACACATTAAATGGTGCAAAATATCAAATATATGATCCATTGCAAATAGCACTAGCAGGAGTTGTTTCAAATGGAGGAACTCTGCCTCTAGTGTCATCTAATCCATTTTTTGGTTTAGAAATAAATGCACAATATCCGAGTTTAGATGATCCCGAAAATACTTTTTGTGGTGTAACGGTAACAGTATTTGGTGGTGGTGGAAACGATTCAAATTGTTTGGTAGGTGAACCGTGTCCTGGCTGTCCAAATGGATACACACCAGCACCAAGCACATCAGATGATGTGTTCCCGCAAGAAGTTGCTTTGATAGGAGATTATACAAGTAAAACCCTTACAGTAGGAGATAATTGTTATAATTTGTCCGGCAATTCAGAAGCAGTATCAGGAGTATTTGGTTTGGGTGGCACTCCAAATGGAGTACAACCCTCTACAGAAGAAGAACTTGGAATAACAGACTCTTCCGATTATTGTGGTAGTTGTTTGGGAAATCTTGCTAGTAATGGTGGTGGTGCAGATTGTTGTAGTCTTGCTTGTGGTAGTATAGTAATAAATGGTGCTCCAGAATGGAATGGTTCAAGTTGGACTCCCGGTAGTGGTAGTTGGAACGGATTTTGGCCAGATTTTGCAGATGATGATTTTTATAGAAACATTGAAGATAAAGATGAAAATGATGGGGGTGGAAAATATTACGAACCAGGAACTTTTGAAGGAGATGTAACAGAAGAACCAAGGCATATTTGGCACGGTGCAGAGTGTGGTAATAAACACAATAGAGCAAATTCATTATATTCT